TACTATTATTACTTCAATGGTAAGGATATTGGCGATAAACCCGACCATCCAATGCCAATTGTGTTGCCTAGTAACCAGATAACAGACCTATATACCCAATGGGAGCAACGTCACTCATTCCCAACTATTCCTAATGCAGGTTGGCACTTCTCTTACTTGGGTGGTATTGACCGCATTAAAGAGAAACTACAAGCTTATTCACATGCCGAGAACGACAATGACGAAGTTAAGGCCAAACTAGAGCAAAATATCAAGGCAGGTAAGGACATATTCGGTAGAGAAGACCACAAGTTTGAGTATGTAGAGATAGATAATAGCTTTCCTGCTGAGTTGGTTGATAACCAAGATAAATACAAGGAGCTTATTCATGACTAAGCTAAATCTAGGATCAGGCGATAGCAAGTTTGATGGCTTCATATCAGTAGACAAATACGATAAGGCTGCTGATGTACAGGCAGATATATGCGAACTGCCCTATAAGAATAACTCAGTAGACGAGATAGTCGCTTATCAAGTCATAGAGCATATCCCCTACAACAAAACAGACGACATGTTCGCTGAGATGTATCGGGTACTCAAAAAAGGTGGTACTGCAACTGTAGAGTGCCCAGATATGGAATATATTTGCCAAGATATTGCCATGACAGGCGATATCAAGCACGAATGGATGGTCAGTATCTGGGGTGAATACTACCGACCATGGGATAAGAACAGATACGAGAACTGCGAAGACCATGAGGGTAGCAAGCATAAAACAGGTTTTACATTTAAGAAGCTCCAACGTATCTGCGAACCACTTGGATTTACCCTAGAGAGACTACCCTGGCAGGATAGCCAAATAAAAGTACCAGAAAACTTAAGTGCGAGGTTAACAAAATGAAAACATCAATAGTAATACCAGCCTACTATCTTAACGAAGACTTTATCAAGATGACAGCCAACTGTCTGTACTCAATGGGGGATGAGAAGCCCAACCAAATCATCGTAGTAGACGACTGCTCACCGCTTGAGCATGAGTTCGATGGTGTAACCAACATTCGTAGAGTAAAAAATGGTAGGTTTCCAAAGGCAGTCAACACAGGACTTCGTGAGTGTACAGGCGATATAATCATTGTTTGCAATAATGACATAACATTCTACCCAGGTTGGCTAAAAGGGCTTACAAAATGCTTAAAATCTTACGACATAGGCTCTATTCGTGTCACTGATAGTGATGGCTGGCTAACTGAAGACAAGCTTACTGAAGATGATTATTTTGGCTCAATATGGGCAATGAGACGTAAGGTCTATGACGCTATTGGTGGGCTAGACGAAGACTTTGAGCTAGGTAGCTTTGAAGATAAGGAATATTACTTTAGAGCTAAGGCTGCTGGCTTTACTATCGGTAAGTATCATGGGGCATTAGTTGATCATATCGGTAGGGCTACGAATAAGGTTGAGTTTCCGAATCACGAGGATTTTGAGTTAGGTAAGAATATATATATTAAGAAGATGGGGAGGATTGATTAAATGGCATATAAAAATAAACCAATAGAGGTAATTAAATATCCAACTTGCATGTATGAGTTAGTCGATGCGGTGCACGATATGTTTAGGCTAAGAGATAATCCATTGGAATATCTGCATAAAGAGTGGAAGCCTGATGATGTATTGAAGCGAGAGAATGACCAGAACACTCCTTTTCATGCTAGATTCTATGGTGCTTTCGAGAGAATAAATGGAGAATACAAGAACCTGCTTAAAGAGGTAATCAAGCCCTACATCGGAGAGCCAATAGTCTACCAGACTGTGCCAACGTTTCGTATACAGTTCCCAGATAATGTAGCAGTTGGTGAAAAACACAAAGATAGTGATTACTCGCATTCTAAAGAAGAGATAAACTTCTGGCTACCTCTCACTCAAGTACAAGCCCCTAATGCAGTGTGGATAGAAGACAAGCCCTACCCAGTAAATTATGGGGAGATATTAGTATTTGATGGCGCTAACTTAGAGCACGAGAATAAGGTTAATAAAACTACCGTCACAAGAGTTTCTTTTGATTTCAGAGTCATACCTAAGAGAAAGTTCGTACCGAGTAAGAGTAAAACAATTAACACAGGTCTAGTAATGGACATAGGGGGATATTGGAGTGAGATGTAATGATAAGGCAAGTAAACAACGTTAATTTTGTAGTCAACCCCATATTTACTTATGGTAAGACGGGGTGGAGTCCTTATGATAGTTTTTTATCTGGTACAGAAGACTCAATACGTGAGTGGTCACGAATCATGGTTGAACAGGGCATGGATGTAACAGTTTATTATAATGGCGAACCAACAGAATATATGGGGGTAAAGTATCGAGATTACCCAGACTATGAACCAGCTCCTATTGAGATAAATATTAAATACTCCGAGTTTAAGCACCACCCAGAATCAACTGCTTGGTATCTGACTAATGAATTTAATGTAGCACAGAAGAATCTTAAAGATTTTGAGGGGGTAATATTCCCATCTAAGTGGGCAGTAGACAATCTTGGTTACAATGGTAGATTCAAGGTAGTACCTCATGGATTTGATAAGGATAGAGTTCATGTCTCGCCCAAGATAAGAAAACAATGCCTATATGCTTCCAGTCCAGATAGGGGTTTAGACGAATTGTTAGATATGTGGCCAGACATCTACAAAGCCCACCCTGATGCTACTTTAATTGTCACTTACTCCCCAGAGGGTCGCAGATCACTGCCTGGAGTAATGTATTTTGGGCAGGTAGATGACCATACTATGAACGAACTATTTAACACTTCGGATGTGTGGCCATATCCCTGTAACGGTGGTGAATTATACTGCATGGTTGGAATAAAAGCCCAAGTAGCTGGCTGTGTACCAATATTCTACCCAACCCAAGCCCTTGCCGAGACAGTTCGAGTTGGAGTACGAACCGATAGACATAATTTTATCCCAGATATGATTGATTTATTAGACAATGAACACAAAAAGAGCTGGATTAGGGAGCATCTTGCATCCGAATACTATCCAGACTGGTATGAGAGCACGAGAATATTATTAAACGCCATAGGAGTCTACTGTGAATGAAGAGATAGAGATAACACCAAAAGATAACGGACAAGTTGATGTAGAAGTTAAGTCTACTGGAACAGTTGAGGTTAACAATGCCCAACCCCTAGTATCATTTTTAAGCATACAGGATATATCTAAAGAAGATGCCGAGAGAGTCAAAGAGGTATGGGACTACTTCTCTAAGGATAGTAAGTCCACATCGGAAATCTTATATAACATCCAGAGTCGAGAGAATCGCATGGGTGGGCTAGCCCTAAATGAATCAAGACTAGACAAACTACATCGATGGGTAAGGATAACTAAGGACATAGAGAACAATGAAAAACTCCGCAATTCCCTATAAATTGAAGCAAGTTAACCTGATATTAGAAGATAACGACTACGAATACACAATACCACTAAGTAAACTAGAAAAAAGTAGTAGTCCTGAAACAATAGAAGCTATACAATTAGCAGCTATTGAAGCAATCAGGAGAATGTAGTGGAAGAATATAAACATAGTTCAGATGCAATGGCCGAGTGGCTAGAACACTCGCAAGACGATGGAATCTTTGCAAAAAGAGTCAAGAATTATGTATGGAATGGATCTGGCTGGGAAAGACAATCAAGCACATCAGGTGGAGCAGGCATTGCGACTGTTACAGTATTGGGGTTACCCACAGTTTCAATCTCTGCATTACCAACCATATCAGTAGGTAATGTAGTTTCAGTTTCTGGTCTACCGACAGTTAGTATTGGTAATAACGTAGGGGTATCTTCACTACCTACTGTATCTGTAACAGGTCTGCCAACAGTAAGTATATCTGCACTACCTAGTGTTACTGGAACTGTAGGGATTAGCAGTCTACCAACAGTTTCCGTAGGGAATGTCATATCTGTGTCAGGATTACCCACTGTATCTGTATCTGCTTTGCCCACAGTGAGTGTAGGTAATAACTTAAATATCGGGTCTCTACCAACAGTGTCTGTAGCAGCCCTACCATCGGTATCGGGCAAAATGTCTATCATAAAAGGCACAACTGCATCTGTTACTTGCATATCGGGTTCTACCACCTCTCTTACCTTAAAAGCAAGTAATACTTCAAGAATTAAGGCTGTAATAACCAACAACTCCACTAACAATCTGTATGTAAAAGAGGGGGCAACTGCATCATCCACTAATTACACATACCTACTAGGTAATGGCGATGCAGTAATAATTGACGATTATGTAGGGCAGATAGACGGAGTGTGGAACGGAGTCAACGGATCAGCCCAAGTAAGTGAGACTACCTAATGAGTACGATAATAAAGAAACCATCACAGTCTTATGATGTTTTTATCTATAAGAGTTCAGGAGCTCAAACAGGCAACCGATTCAATTCGTGGTCTGATTTAATGACCGCTATCGCCAAACAAGAGGGTGCTAAAACAATCTTCTTTGAAGCAGACGAAACTATCCCAGCAGGAAGTTGGAATTTGGACTATGTAACTTTAAGAGGTAATGGAAGTGAGTACAACGCTGGTGGATATACTTTAACTTTTGGTGATAACACTACAATTTCGAGTTGGCTAGTACCCAGCTTTCACTCGCTACTGTTGAAATCCACTTCAACAACAGGTCATATTTGTACATTTACTGGGGCTTTCAATCTAGTTTGTGATACTGTATCAAATGTTCAGTCATCGTCTTCCTATGAGTTCTTTGCTTCATCTTACGCTGGACAAAACATTATAGAATTAAGAAACAATGCAAGATGGTCATTGATTGCTGGACTAGCCTTATTCAAGTTTACTGGCTCGGCTTATGCTCAACAGGTTATTCTCTTTAGGGGTGATGGTGCAGTAGTTACAAACAATACTCTCTCTAGTACCAATGCCCAAATTTTAGTTGATATCATTGGCTCGGTAAACCAAAACCTTGCAAGATACCCTATAACTAACACAGGGTTTACTGCTGGTGCAACCGTACTACTAACACTCACCAATATCTCTGCAACAGGTTATTACACAGAAACTAAAGCAGTAGCAGACTCCCCATACACCTTGTTATCAGAGGTTGGGTATTTAAGATGTAACGCAGTTGGTGGGGCTATGACGGTAAACTTGCCAGCAGCAATAGGCAAAGGAAGATTAGTGACGATTAAGAAGATAGACTCAAGTGCTAACGCAGTTACCATAGATGGCAATTCAAGCGAAACAATAGATGGTGCTACAACATATTCTTTAGCAGCACAGTATGATGTTGTGCAGATGATTGACGCAGCAACAGGTGTGTGGGAAATTACGAGTACAGGATAATGAAACACGACTATAACAATTATGTACTGGTACATAGCTGGCTACGACGATTCGAGAAGAATGGTCGGTGTGAGCATTGTAGCTCGACTGATAAAAAGAGGTATGAATGGGCACTCATTAAAGGGTGTGCTTACGAAAAGCGTAGAGAGAACTTTATAGAGTTATGTGTTTCTTGCCACAGACAGTACGATGGGCTAATGGAGGCACTTGCGGTTAGAAAGCTGACGCCAGTTGTAGCGATTAGTGATAACAACAGGATTAAGTTTGAGTCAATTAAAGAAGCCACACAACTGTTAGATGTTTTACCAAGTTCAGTGTCTAACTGTCTCAAAGGCAGAAGCAAAACAGCGAAAGGATACAGGTGGGAATATGCATAAACACGACATAACAAAACTACACCCAATGCACCAAAAAATGTACCTAGAGTTTATCTCTAGTGAGTACACTCCTAACGAAGTACCAGATGAACTATACAATGTTTATCTTGAATTGAGTAAGATACCCAAGAAAGATTGGAACAAGCAAAGCACGAGAGATACTATACAAAATCAGTAGTAGGGGTATATTGACGATATGAAAGACAAACCTAAGAAGACTAAACAAAGTAGCCAAGACAAAGCTCAGCTCTGGTCTCAGCGCTACGATATTGCTAAGAAAAACCAACAACCAATGTTCGATAGATTCTCTAAGTGGTTTGACTTAATGTACGCCAATATCAATGACACCAACATGGCATTGTGGCGATCTAAAGTATTTATTCCAGTTCTAGCATCTAAAGCATGGAGTTTAATATCTAAGTTTGTGGGCTTGAAGCCAGGCTTTGAAGTATCATTACGAGACCCTGAGCCAATGCCTGAGAAGATACCAGAAGAGTTAGAAGATGACCTGCAGATTAAGGCTGAATACACTAAGGCTGAGAATGAACGTATTGCTGATATGAAACGTAGAGCCGAGAAGATGCAGAAAAAGTTAGAGTACGACTATGACAATCCACGACTTAGCGAGCCGATCAGAGATAAGCTCATCTCACCTCTAGTGGATGCAGTAGTAACGGGTACAGGCTTTGCTAAAGTGCCTTGGCATGTAAAAGACATCAAAAAATACAGCCGAATCATTGACGATAGTGGTACTGTAGATTTAACCAAAGAACAAGTAATAGGAACCAAGTACGGTTGTAATGACTTGATTCCTATTAACATCTTCAATATGTTTATAGCCCCATCGGCTACTAACTTATATGATTCCCCATGGGTAATTATTAAGGAATACAAGACTACCGAAGAACTCAAAAAGACTAAACACTATTCAAATATCGATAAACTAGAAAACTCCAGAGCCGAAGCCGATGAGTTTGCCTCTCAGAAGCGTTCACGTAATCGTCTGGTGAGTGATGAAGACCCTATTGTCTCAGATAACAGCGTAGACTTTGTAGCTGTTTATGAGTGTTACGAGGGCGATATGATTTATGTTTATGCTGATGCAGGTACAAAGAATGGCAACAGAATGCCATGGGTAGAACTAGATGCACGTAAGAATCCATACTGGCATGGTAAATTCCCAATAGTACGATTTGTAGTCAAGCAACGACCTTACAGTGTATGGGGTGAGGGTCTATTTGAGATAACAGAAAGACTACAATCAGCTATTAACGACTCATTCAATCACTACATGGATAACTGGAACTTGTCGGTAGATGGCATGTGGCTAATCGAAGAGGGCTCAAATGTTGACGACTTTGTTATCCAACCAGGTGGACAAATATACTACTCAGGCAATGCTCCACAGCCTGCCAAAATACCAGAGCCTAACCCACAGGCTATTGATTTAGTTAATAACTATCTAGCTAAAGCTATTGAGGATTCTACTATAAGTTCATACGCTACTGGATTGCCAAGTAGTGCTACTGATACTACTCAAGGTACAGCCACAGGTATCAAGCGATTACAAGATGCTGCAGGCGATATTATCGGGTTCATGCGATCTAACTTCCAACAATCTATCAAGCAGATAGGTGAGATGTGGCTCAGCAACAACCAACAGTTCATGGACAGAAACCTAGTCATTACCGATAACTCTGAGCCAGTTAAGATAACACCTTACGACATGCAAGGTGACATGGACTTACGCATCGATGATGCCAGCATGGAATCAGTATCTAAAGAAGACCAAAAGAACTCTTGGTTGGCATTCTTGCAACAAACTCTTAGCTTGCAACAAGCCTCACTAGC